AAGAACTTTAACTTGAAAGCCCCAACCGTAGTCACTTAATTTATCTGTCATATAACAATTATAAGTAAAATTACTGTAAATTCAAATTTATTTATGCGTTTGTTTTGCAAATGCATTTAATGATAACCAAGTATTAGTTAGCCATTCCGGCAAGTTTCTCATTATTGCCCACATCTTATCTTCATAAAACAAACGTTGGAATTCTGCCCTATTTAATTCAGGCACTGGTTGTTCCATTATTCCTCGTATTTTTGTTGCGGTCTGCGCAGGAATATCCAAAAGCTTTATGTTCATTAATCTATAATTTTTATCAATTGTATCATAATTATTCATTACTTTTTGATAATTTTTAGATTCATTTAATTGAATTTGAGTGTTACATTTTTCTTGTAAATCCGTTAAGGTAAATTCTGTGTTAGTAACAAGCTCTGGAAATGTTTTTAAAATTGTCTTTGGACCAAAGCCATCTACTCCTGGAATATTGTCTGACGCATCTCCCGTAAATGTACGATATACAACATAATTTGTAGGATGAACACCAAACTCCTCAATCAATGTTTCTTCATTATACATTTTCTTTTTGATTGGTGACCAAACTTGCAATGTAGGACTTATTAATTGATAGAAATCTCTATCCGTAGAAACAATTGTCATTTTTTTGCAAGTGTCTTCATACATTTGAGCAATATATGCAATTGTGTCATCTGCTTCAATTCCATCCATCGAAATAAATGTAACAGGCAAATTATCTAGATATGAAATTAAACGACTAAATTGATGTCGCATTGATTCTTGTTCTTGTTCCAATGTAGAATCATGATGATCGTGTCTGCGCAATTTAGTTTTGTTTGCTCGATTTCCTTTATAATCTTTATAAATTCGTTTTCTTTTTGCTGAGCCGCCTCTACCATCAAATACAATGATGCATCGAGTAGGTTTAAAGTCTCTAATTGTTTTGCCAACTGAATATAAGAATCCAGTTATTCCACCAATATGATCGCCATCTTCATTGTATGCCGGAGTGGCGCCGAAACTTCTTATAAAGGTGTTTAAGCCATCAAACACCATGAGATGATCATTGGCATTTGATGGACCTAAACTTCTTTCTTGTTGTAACTCTTTAAATAATTTTTGATACTTATTCATTATCCTTCTTCATCAATTACTTCATTGACAATAATAACATCATCAATTCCACCATCAATACCTGCTTGATATTTGAATATGTAAGCATCGCAAATTCTTTTATATAACCTGTCTTTCATTTCCGGGTTGTTAATTACCTTTTCAACGAAATCTTTGCTTTGGAATTTAATTTCTCCAAAGGTTTCTCCAGTTTCATGATCTACATCTTCCATTGTATACCACGCACCTGACTGTCCTACTAAATCAAATGATTTCATTACACCTAGCCATCCGCCCCAATTATCAATTCCACTATCATAGTAAATTTCATAATCTATTTTACGATGCGGAGGTCCCATTCGGTTTTTAACTACTTGTACATTTGTTTTGCTTCCTACAATTTGTTCAGCTCCATTTACCTTTGCTTTGATTTGTCCCGTATTTTTAAGACGAAGACGAACTGATGCGTGGAATGGAATTGCTTTACCACCCGAAGTTGTCCAAGCATCACCAAATGATACGCCCATTTTGACACGTAATTGATTGGTAAATATCAAGCAAATTCGTTCTCGTGCAATCCAATTGGTAACTTTACGCATTGCTTTTGATAAAATAATAGATTTGCTGGTTGCATATCCGTCTTTATCATATTCAGCCGACATTTCAATTTTTGTAGATGCACCCATAATTGAGTCTACTACAATTGTAACTAAACGGTCTTTGTCTGATTTGCGTACACCTTCAACAATTGTTTCAATGGTTTCAAATATTTCTTCAATTGTTTCTAATGGCACATACAACATGGTTTTTAAATCAACGCCAATTGCTGATAAAAATTCGGAACTAGTAGCCGACTCAGTATCAATATATACAGCTAATCCACCTTTCTTTTGCGTTTCTGCTAAAGTGTGTGCTGCTAACAATGATTTACCAGATGCTTCTAATCCGGTAATTTCAGTAATCCGACCAACAGGAAATCCACCATATGGTCGGTTTGAAATTGCTAAATCGAGCATTGAGCATCCCGATGATATCCATTCTTTAACATTGCTGGGTGAATCATCATCACCATCTAAAAAGAATGCAGTCTTTAATGCTTGCCCTTTAAATTGCTTGTTAATGCTTTCTGCTAGGGCGTTTGCTAAACTATCATTCAGTTCTGACTTGCTTTTGGTCTTTGCCATTCGTTACTCCTTAATTAAATAGATCATTAAATGCTGATGCAACATCCTCTACTTTACCTGCAATTGGTTTTGCGGTTTTAGTTGGAGCTGCTGGTGCTTCTTCAGAATCAATATCTGCGTCTGCATTTTCAGGATTCATCCATTCTTTAAGAGCTGTTTCTAGTTCTTCATAAGTTGGTTCAGGAAATAAATCTGTAATCTCTGGCTGAGACATAATTTTTGCTGCAATAGCTTTATCGTCTGTCGCTGCACTAGTTGCAGGTTTAACACGAATTGCTGTTTTTGGAAAATTTCCACCTTCTGCTGGAGTGAATTCAACATCAATATCACGACCATTCATTAAATCGGTAATGTCACCATAATCTGGATCTGATACGATGCTTAATAATTCCGTGTAAATTTGTTTACCGAATCCCCAAAATTTAACTCCTTCAGATTCTTTACCACGAATAATTACAGGAACATATGTTCTCATTTTTGGTTCAATCTTACGACCCATTAACCATTCGTCTTTGTCACCCGTCTTTTTTAGTTTTTCTGCAAACTCTACAATTGGATCTGCATTACCGAATGAAATCGGAGATAGCATAGATCTTTTGCTAATGTCATAATGAAAATACAATTCTAAGAACGGATTGTCTTTGCGGTGTATATAAGGAACGATCCTAATACGAGTTTTGCCTGTTTCAGGTTTCCACAAATTTTGTTTTTTGTCATCCTGCTTATTCAGCTGGTTGAGCTTCGCTTTGATAGCGTCTAAATTTAAAGCCATTTTTTGCCTTTTGTTAAGTTGTTAATAATATATTCTGTTTACTTATTAATTATAATTAATAAATGGGTTAATTCAAAGTTAATTGTTAAGTTTTTTTGTTTATTTTTTAATGATATCAAATGTTAAAGTAACGCCGTCTTCATCTCGATATCGATCAATAGTGTTTTTGTCTATCTTAAACAATGGATGTTTTTTTAGTATAACGTTAACGGCTTGGGCAATTTCTTTTTTGAGGTCACTTGGATAAATGCTTACAGTTATTTCCATTGTTTCGGCATCGTCTTCATATGTTATTTCTTCACCATTATATGCCTTTAAATCAGACTCTAACGATGATAACAATGCTGTAAATTCATTATTTGTAGATCCTTCTGTAGAATCTGGATAACCATTGTTGTTTTGATCTGTATCTTCTAATAATGTTTTTAATTTTATCATGATGTTATCTTGTTAATGCAAATAATTTTCTAGAGCGTTAAAAACTTCTTTTGGATATTGTGTATCTAATTTTTCTAGTTCATCGTCTGTTAATGCAGAGCCATCTTCATATTCTGCATATGATACGTATGCATCAACAAATTCCGGATAATCTTTTGGATCAATATCTTCAAATTCTAAAGATTTCCAATTGATTTTTTTTGACATTAAATTGCCTGTTTTAGGATCACGGTTTGCACCACTATCAAATCCTAATGTATTTTCTAAATCTTGTAAATTGGCTTCGCTCAAATTCTTGGTGCCGAATCGACGCATATTTGCAGCAAGTAAGTTTTCTAATTTTTTCATAATGTTCTCTTATATATAAATATTACTTCCAAGAAATTTTCTTGAAAAATATCAAATCAATTATTCGGTATCCTGCTTCGTCTGTAAGTATAAATGAATTTTGATAAATGCTCCAATCTAATTGATATGTTTTATCTATTACGCCGTTATTAACTGCCTTTATAATCTGATTAAGTGCATTAACAGTATACAGTGTATTGGTTTCTTTTTTACGATGAATGCTTATTGTATTTTGGCCTCTGCGTGTTCCTGCATCTGCATTATATGTGCAATACAAATTATCCGATGCATCAGCATTTGCAAATACAAATATTCGTTGTTCTGGTATAATGTAGCTTTGTTGTATGTAATCTGATACAATGTTTAAATCTGATCTATGTGCAAATGTGCAAAGTAATTGTGTTTTCAATTCATGGCCTTATATAATTTCTAAGTCGTCATCATTATCAATATCTTCAGGAATAACATCTTTTTCTATGATTCGAATTTTA